TTGCCCATAAAACCCTTGAGCACCACCCATTAGCTGATTTTGCAAAGCTTGCTGTTGGGGGCTTAGGGTGGACGTATAGCCACCTTCAGGGGTCGCCTGGAGAGTCCCAAGGCCTGTGGTGACTGTAAAGGGTCTAAACTGGGTTTGTTCAAGAAGCTGCTGGGCTAGAGGGCCTGATCGTTCATAGCCTGTTTGACCTGCTTCTCCAAGCTTCTCATAAGCTTGTTGAGCTAAAAGACCCCCACCAAGAAGTCCAGCACCTTGTGCAAGACCTCCGGCATTATTACCAATAAAACCAAAAATATCAGACCACAAAGACATAATTTATAATCCTCTTTTTAAACTAGTTTGCCAAGCAGGGTAAGCACATTAAACTCCTGCAAAGAAAGATAATCAGAAACAATTGCTTCCATACCAACAACAATACTTGTTCCATTGCTTGTAGTGTTGATATTAGGTGTAATGTAACTAATACCAGCAGTATATTGATCTATGCCATATTGTGAACTTCCATAAAAAGCATTGTTACCATAATCAACCAAAGAAATTACAAATGAATTAGTAGCACCACTAAAGTCATAACCCCATCTAAAAGAGATTGTAGAAGAACTACCACCAACAACAGTAGGCCTAAGTTTCTTAAGAACCTTAAGTCTTGATGGAGCACCAAAGGTTAGATTAGGACTGTAATATTTAACAACGATAGGGGCTGTATTATCCGTGTAACTTGTGTACTTACCTATTCCTGAGGAAGTTCCAATATAGATATCACCATTGACCAAACGGGTAAAAGACTTAAACTTATCAATAGGCCATCGAGTAACCCGATAAGCTCCATTTTCCAAAGTACCTTTTACATCAAAACAAAAGATAGTTGTGCTGGTTGGGAAGTAAATAAGATAAAAAGAATTCTCTGGGCTGTAAACTGAATCCATGTTTCCAGTTTCTCTTTGGATAATAGAAACAATGTCAGTCTTGATGTTCTTGGAAAGATCGTTCATTGGAAGTGATTTTTCCTGAATGGTTCTTCCAAAAGCCTTAAGGCCAGAGTAGCTCATAAACAACACATCAGTGCCAATGTATTGAACTGTGTCTCTTGAGATACACCCAACCCCAGATACAGTGTCAACAAGCTGCATAGTGGCAGGAGCATCAGCCCCTTGGTACACAAGGATGCTATGCTTGCCAAAGATGATTAGAAGGTTGTTGTGTGCTGCTAGAGCTACAATTTCATCATAACCATCAGGCCACACTTGGGTTAGGTCAATAGAGCCTGAGGTGCCACCAGACCAAGCAGCACCAACCAAAAGATCAGACCAATAAACAGTAGATTTATTAGAAGCTGTATCAGCTACCCAAAGGCGTCCATAAGCTGCCAGAACTTCATTACCTTGAGGGGCTGTGCCTGAGTAAGATGGATGAGAAGATATTTTAGTAACAGCCCCTAGCGTGTTACTGTACACAAGGGGCTCATATCCCCTTTGGAAGAAGTAAGCGTGGTTATTAAAGTTAACCATCTTCCAGTTGTTTGCAGTAATCGTATAAGAAGCAGGAGTGGCATTAGTAAGGGTAGTTGTGCCACTCAGGATCTTATTGTTACCTGTAGAAAAGATAACCTGATTACCTGAAGAATCCCTAAACTGATGGATACTTTGAATGTAGCTTGAACCAAGTTGAGTAGCATTGGTGGTTAGAAGTTCATACCCCTTACGTGCAGCTAGTCGACCATATTTGTCAATTACACAGTTGTCAGCAATGGTAGCATAAGCAGCTTCCATCGAAAGAACTGAGTCCTCAGTATTAAGCCCCATAAAGCCAGGGGCTACAATGTTTACTGTTTGTAGTTCTTGAGACATTAGACAGTCCTGTAGATCATTTCTTCAGGATGCTTTTCGGCATCCAGAGCAATTGCATCAGAAAGATATTTATCTGCAATTGCAAAGTATTCAGCAGCATTAGGACCACCAGTTTCACCACGCTCCCTGACAGCAAAAGCAAGTGCAAGGTGCATTACAGGAATCCAAGGGATTTTAATAACGTCTGTGTTTCCAGACAACAAAGCTTGCCTAAAGACACCTTTGAAGCTTAGGGTGTAGGCTGCATCAGGGGTAGGATAAAGAATAACCTTCATGTCCCCATTAGAGTCTGTAGTGGTGTAACTGAAGTAATTTGGTCTACCCTGAAGGGGCGTGTCTACGTTGTTTTGAACATCAATCCATTCTTTAGATTGATAAATAATGTTACTCTTGTTGGTGGTGTCAAGAAAATAAAGAAACTTAAAGTCTTCTCCAGCACCAGTCAGGGTGTATTCGTTAGTGCCTGCAACAGTTGTGACAGTCTTAGAGTCCCTAAGAGCACTCCAATCCCAAGCGTGTTCGGTTGAAGTCTTGGCATCATTTACAAGATCCCCAATCAAGCTTGAGTAAGATGTTTCAGAAACACTATCAACCTGATCCTCTCGCATCCTACGCAGAACATTATTAACCAAAGTTAGATAATTCATTTACAAATTAACCTCTAAGAAGAATTGAAAGAGGATCTTGACCCCTTGGTTGCATCATAGGAATCACAGGGGCTCTTGGGTTGAAACTAATACCACCAAACTGGTAAGGAACATATTCTTCAAACATACTCTTTTGTGATTGTCTTGAACTGCTTAGGGCAACATTAGGAGCGCTAAGATTAACATCAGGTGTGTTAACATTAGGCATATTAACATTAGGCATGTTAATGTTAGGCAAAGCAACATCAACATTAGGCAAGTTTACAGGAGGAAGATTAAACATAGACACTGGGTTTGCTGGTGTAATTACAGACACAGCATCTTGGATAGCTTGTTCTACAGATTCATACCCTTTGCTTGCTACTTTTTCAACTTGTTGAGCTACAGGTTGAACTACACTTTCTACTGCTCTTTGACCTTTTTGAACAACAGACTCTGCTGCTTCATAAGCATCTTTAAGTAACTGAGGAACACCTACGTTAGGTAGATTAATATTAGGCAGATTAATGTTGGGTATATTAAGCATCCCAGCAGGAAGATTAATGTCATTAAGAATATTAAACGCAAGACCTTGATCAAGACCACCAGCACCAGCTGCTAGAACATCAGAAAGTTGTACTTTTCTAATAGCGTCTTGAATACTTTGAGGAAGAACACCAAGAAGCCCTGTTTGCTCTAGGGTTCCAAGATCCATGTTTTGAATCAAACCACCAAGAGCACTTCCAAAATCTTGTGTTGACTTAAAACCAAACTTGGCAACATCAGCCAAATTAAGGCCTTCAACAGCCTTGGAAATAACACCTTCACCAACATTAAGACCAAGATCACCTAGTGTTTTACTAAGCATCCCACCAGGGCCACCGGCATACCCAAGGCCAGCAGACACCAAAACGTCCTTGATGTCACCACCTTGGGCAAGAGCACCAGCACCTTTTACCAAAGCATTTGTTACTTGTGGATTAAGACCTAAAAGACTAAGGCCACCAGAAGTAGCACCACCAGAAGCTGCTTGAGAAGCTGCTTGGGCTGCTTGTGTGGCTTTAGCATATTCTCCTATTCCAGCAGTGATTCCAGTAACGGCCCCTGATATAAGAGCATCTTTCCAGTCAGCACCAGAAGCCCTTGAAACTGCTGTAGAAGCAAGAGCACCAACATAAGGATTAACCATTGAGCCAAGAACAGCAACCGCTGTCTGCACAAAGGGGTTAGACAACACCTGTTGTGTTTCACTAGGGTCATTCTCAGGGTTCCAATAGCCACCAATGGCAGGGCCGTATTCTTGAAGATCCTGATACGGGTTGTCTGAATACTTCTTCCTCTTGGTGCCAATCGAGAAGTGTGCTTCAAAGTCTTCAAAAGCTACTTTCTGAGGAAGATTAAAGTTTTCTCTTACTTGGTTAACTGCTGAAGTAAACTGATTCTTGTCAGTAAGACCAGTCCTATAATCAAGCCAAGCAAGCTCAGTCTGTTCATCTGCAGACAAGAACTTACGATAATCTTTGTTATCAGTGTAATACTGGTGCCAAAGCTTAGTGTCATTTACAACATTAGGATCACTACCCTCAGGCCTAAAGGGTAGATAAGTTTCACCTAAGAACTCAGGACGTACTGTGGTGTCAAATCCGGGAGTCTGAGCAAGCTGTTTCATCTCCATAAGCCCAACACGGCGCTTCTCAGGGCCTGCTGCACTATGGGTTACATAAGACCTACCACCAAAGATGTCTTGAGCACCTGCCAAAGAAGGCATACCTTCAAAAGGTGAAACAATCTGTGGTTGGCTAGAAAGATAAGCTGCAACTTCAGCGGGGACTGATACAGGCAAACCACCCAGCATGCTAAGGGCTGATGCTGGTGTTTCTCTGATGGTGTAGTCAGTGTTGCCTAGAGGCGCTACAGGGGCCTGAGGGGCCGCCATAGCAGCTACCCCTTGGGTAGGTACTGGTTCAACCCCAGAAACGCCCACAGGAGCTCCTAGAGGCCCTACAGTGAACATTCCAGGGGTAGCACCATCAGGAATATAAATATCAGGAAGAGAAAAATTAACCATCTTTTGATTGACCTAACACAGATTTAGTAATCTTTTCAGCACTCCTGCCTACAACATAACCACCAAGACCTAACTGAAGCAAAGTCCATGCTTCATCCCTAAGGGGGGTGCTAAGAAGCCCAAGGCTATCACCAACACACAAAGCCAAGAAAGTCAGCATGGTGATAGGTCTCCACACTGCAGTTAGCCAGTGTTCAGACTTGGCTTCAGCCTCGATAATCTTTGCCCTTGCTTCAAAGGACTCTTTCTCGTACTTAAGAACTTGATCGATGACTGTAGCCTGAGTAAGCAAAAGACGCTCTTTGTGTTGTAACTTTTCTTCTTTGCTTGTGTGTACTTGGTCGATCAGTTCAGCAGCAGGCTGAAAGATTCCTTGAATCAAGGTTAGCAGGTTCATTTGCTAGACAAAGGTTGGTTAGTCACAGCCCTAAGAAGAACAATTGAAACTGCCAAAACACAACCCACCAAAGCTTGCCAATGGGGGTCTATAGGGAGCATAAAAATAAATCCCTGCAGAACGCTAAGGATCGCGACTGCGACTGCGAACAGAACGGTGCGGGATTTAAGAAGTTGTTTTAGGGTGGGCATGGGGAGGGGTCTCTTAGTGTAATTTGTCTTTCTATTAACTGCTGCGCGGAAGCATCAGCCCTTTGATAGATACTGAATACGTGGCAGTGGCCATTGCCAGCTTTATATCAGCACCTGAAATGCTGTACGTTCTAGCGTGAGCACCGCCGATTGAGTTTGAAGACAAAACGACAACTGTTCTTGCGTTGTTGCCTGTTGCAGTAATCAAAATTAAGTCTGTGAACGCAGTATTTGAATCACTAGCCCAGACCCCATTCAAAATAAACAGCCCGCATTGCTGGCTGGTCTGGAAAGCGCCACCTACTGGCGTCGATAGCAATGTCGTTGCAGACGTACCGACAGAGACGTTTGCCGCCGCTGGCAAAGAGCCATAAGAAGCCGTAACTGGAGAAACGTAAAAATCTGACGGGCCTTTTTGTCTTGCGTTAAATGTTGTAACGTCTGTCAGGTTTGCTATGTATTTTGTCGCAGAATTGTTGACTGTGATTGCAAGCTCTGAAACCGAGCCAATTTCTACAACCCCCTCAAACCTCATGTAAAAGACCGGGACGGCAGACCCTGGCGTAAAAATCCAGTCTGAAAAATACAGATTTTTTACAGTCACGCCGCCGGTTGATGATCTGAGCAGTATTGGTGCGGCAATTCCGTCTGAAATTGTAGACGTGTGTGCTTCTACGTGAAATCCGTCTACATCAATGTTTGACGCAAAACAATCTAAAAGGTTTCCGCTTCCTGACGCGCCAGCGTCTATATAGCAATCATATATATGGATCTCGGTCATATTGACCGCATAAATTCCTTTACCTGTTGGAGAGTTAACAGAGCCTGAGTTTTTTATCGTGATCAATGTTGATGATGTAGCATCTGCTTCAAAATAGATCACACGATCACTGCAACTTGACCCCTGTATGTAATCAAGCGTCATGTTCCAGCTAACACCTTGATCAGATGCCAGATACTGGACAACCCTGTAGCAATTGCTTCCAAAAATATTGTGCAATCTGCAAGCAACGGTCTGGTCATTTGCGTTAACAGAGCCAAGAGCAATGTGTACGCATACGTTTGACGAAGATCCCGCCGCCAAAGAATAGTTGACAGCAAACAAACCTATTTCAGCATTAATTACTCCGAGGATGCTTAATGCCGCGAAGTTACCTGTTGGATAAAATGCGGTTTTTAAGCCGTCTCCATTGCAACTATTTCTTATAAATACGGTCCCGTTGATTTGATAATTGCCACTTGGCAAAACAACGTATTTTGATTGAGAAAAAGCAGCATTAAATGCGGATGTGTTTTTTGCTGCAATTGTTGCGTTTATTGTTGAAACTTGGGACGCCTCTGCGCCCCACCAGTGCGGATGCACTACAGCGACAGAGTTGTCACCGAGCGTTATTGATCCTGAACCGCCAAAAATTCTATACAATCCCGCAACGAAAGGAACGTTTATAGTTATGTTTGAAGTGATGTTATAAAACCCAACGGGCTGCGGAAAATAAAGCGCAACGCCAGAATTCAACGCCGCCTGTATCGCCGCAGTATCATCAGTCACCCCATCCCCCACCGCCCCGAAATCCTTCACCGACACCACATCCCGCAGCTTGCTCTGCACAGTCCTGGTAGTAGCACCAGTTCCACTTTGTAGAAAATTTACATCAGCAGAACTTGAGCCAGACTCAAGCTTAGTAGCAATAGCAGTTGAGATAGCATTAAATTCAGTATCAAACTCAGTACCCCTTACGATCTTCTGGGAGTCGCCTGAAGGAAGGGTATCTTTAGCACCAAAGTTGGTTGTTTTTGTGTAGTTTGACATTTACTTAAAGTTACCTTGTTACTCAAAAATTTGCTTGATCAACTGGCCGAATTTTACGGGGTCGATGTCGGTCATGGGCGGGGTCTC